CTAACATACCTCTATTTCCCCATCCAGTTTGGTGTCACTGGCCGAGGGGCGGCCAGCCTATCCATCTGGATCCAAGGGAGCAAGGTGAACCGGATAGACGGTATCTACAAAGGTATGTCTATCTTTATGTTGGTGGGTGGTAGGTCAGTAGGGTTGCCATGCACCCCACGCTGCATGATGTGGAACTCCTTACCCAGCATGAGCTGCATTGCCCATAGCCAGTTGTACTCAGCTTCGGTGTCTACACACAATGGTTGATGGACCCCAATGTACTTCCAGAAGCTATCCTCGTTAGTCACCTGTCGTAACTGCCCGGTTCGTGCGGAGCGTATCCGGATCATCTCGTTCTCCTTTGGTTCCAAATAAAAAGACCCCGGTCCGAAGACAGGGGTCTAGTACATGATCGACCAACTGGGGCTACGCCCGTATAACCACCCGAAGGTAGAAGGAGTCGCTGATCTCATGCTGCCATTGTTACATCCCACCGATGGCTGGGGCTGTGTCTCAAGAGTGCCTCGTCGCAATGCCATTACAAAGTAAGCTCTATAGTGGCAGGTGTCAAATTCTGTTTCTGTCGTTGGGATTCCACGTGGTGAACACCCGAGAAAACCTATCTACGTACTCTGAGGGGTTGGCCCCCTTGTCGATGATGATCTGTATCTCGTCACCGAACATCAACTGCATGGACCAGCAATAGTTGTATTCGTCGTAGTTCTCCACCAGCAACACCTTCTTCTTACCTTGGGGCACTGGTTCGAAGACCTTATCGATCTCCACTTCCTCGGTGGCCCAGCCCATACGCCTCAACCAGAAGTCCACTCTCATATCAACCAGTCCTTCAGCATCGAGTGCTGAGCTACAGGCTGACTCCAGTGTTTCTTTTCCCTCTGGTTCTTCTGCCACTTCAGGTCACCGGCATGGTCCATCATGTAGTCGAGGAACCGTGGGTCGGTACAGAAGATCACACCCTGGAGCACGTCACGCAATGCCTCGTGTTTGTAGCCCCGCATGTTGCGATCATCCACTATCCAGTAGTCGTCATGAAACTTCTGGAACGGAATGATGGTGGCCTCACCCAGCATAAGTTGCATAGAGAACAGGTAGGCATCCTCGTCGTCACCCATAGAGATAATTTTGCAGGGCTTCCAGTCGAAGGCTTCTTCCAAGGTCCACTCTTTGCCATCCCGGTTCAGTTCACTGAACAGATAGAAGTGCTCGATCATGTGAAGTCCCTCAGGCTGACCTTGGAGGTGGTGAAGACGATGGGCAGCAGACGCAGCTTCAGTCGGCTGGTCTGCATCAGGGCTTCACGCTTCTCGGCCAAGCTGGCCCATGTGTCGATCTCCAGTTCCCGTCCGTACATGAGTTGGAGGGCGTAGAGATAGTTGAGCTGGTCCTCGTTATCCACGATGACTTGGAACCGAACGTTGTAGTTGAACATGTTCTCCAGAGTGATAGGCATGTCAAACAGCCCACCGTTCTGATGTTGGTACACGTGTTCGATCATTCCTTTCTCCTTGTAAGTTGAGTTAGACTAAGGGCAGTCTAAAGGCCAACTGCCTTTTTCACCACCCAAGGAATGAATTAATGGACAACCAGCACAAGCTTATCAAGGGATACAGGGATCTGAGCCAGAGTGAAATCGACTCGATCAACAGTATCAAGTTGGCTGAGCAAGACATTGGTCAGCTCTGGCAGCAAGTCGCCAAGGTCGAAGGTGTGGACCATCGGCAACTGGCTATTGCCAAGACCAAACTTCAGGAAGCCTTCATGTGGTTTATCCGGGGTGTGGCCCAGCCACTGGATGTGTTCACTCTGGAGATCCCCAAGGAAACCTTCCTTGATCGTCTGCGTGTTGAACGTGATGATCTGAACCAGAAGTACAAGAAGCTGGGTAGTTACCTCGACACCCCTCCGTTCTACTCGCTGACTGAGGAAGCTCAGTCCGATCTGCGTCTTCAGTACGAAGTCATGCCTCCGTATGTGTTCATCATCAACAAACGTTACGATGAGGCCACGGCATGAGTAACTTGACTGACCGGGGTCTGTCTTATGCCCGTGCCGTCAAGGAGCTGAAGCTCACCAAAGAACGTCGCACTGGGTTAAGAGCACAGTTGACCCAAGTAGAAGAGCAGGAACGCCGACAGGAGATGGAAGTTACCCGCTTGCGACGTGAGCTACTTGAGGGTGCCGAGGCACTGTGAACCAAGGGGAGCTATAATGCTCCCCGTTTTATATGGAGATTACCCAACATGACGCTGACCGTTGCTGACGTAAGCCAAGCAGTACCAGCCAACTTGAAGTCGGCTGTCACCCAACAGTTCGTTGACACCATCAACAATGTGGTGGCCGATCCCGAAGTAGCCCAACAAGTCCGGGACAACTTCATCACCTACGCCTCCGTATTACGGGATGGCAAGTACAAGATGCAGGACTACCTGAATGCCGTGACCTACACGTCGTTCAAGATGATGGACATGAGCAACCATGACGCATGGTGTTCGACGTTCCCGCAACGGCATGCTGCCTTGGTCGCAGCCGGCAAGAGCAAGAAAGACATCAGCTCGCACGTGTCGATGTATGCCAAGGGCAAGTTGGTGGCTGCTGTCGCCGAGGCCTCGTTCATTCCTGTCTGGATCCTGAACCGGGACATTCAGCAGAAGGCGATCAACCAACTGGCTGACAAGATGATGAATGCTGCTAGCGAGAAGGTGCAGGTCGAAGCTGCCGGCCTGTTGCTGACTCACTTGGCCAAGCCGAAAGAGTCTGGGCCACTGGTCAACATCAACATGGCTGAGTCGTCCGGCATGAATGAAATGAAAGACATGCTGGAGAACTTGGCTCGCCAACAGCAAGCCTTGATCCAAGGTGGTGCCACCACCAAGGACATTGCTGCCCAACGGATCTTTGAGAACGCCCAATGACCCACCCGAAGATGGACCTTAAGACCGGGTTGATTGCCCAGAAGCTGGATGAATGGTTGGACACGGTGGACTATTCCGTCTTGAACAGTCCGTCGTATATCCCGTCGACCTTTGCCCTGACGTTCATGAACTGGATCAAGATGGTCAACGGTGATGTGGGCGAGTCCCATAAAACACCACCGGTTCACTTGAAGATGCTGGACAAGGTGGTCGACATCAACCCGATCACCAAAGCTGTCAACAGTTACATCGCCAACCTGTGTTTCCGGGGTGCGGCGAAGACCACGCTGTTCATGGAATACTTCGTGCTGTTCTGTGCCCACTTCGGTTACATCCCGAACTTCGGCAAAGTCGAGGGGATGATCTATGTCTCCGACTCGATGGACAACGGGGTGAAGTCGGCTCGGAAAAACATCCAGTTTCGTTACGACAACAGTCCTTTCCTTCAGTACTGGATCCCCAAGGCTGACTTCACTGACAACTATCTGGAGTTCAAGAACCGTGACGGTCACGTGCTGGGCTGCAAGATGTTCGGTGCCAAGACTGGCCTCCGGGGTACCAAGATCTTTGGTAAGCGTCCAACGGTAGCGATCCTCGATGACTTGGTAAGTGATGACGACTCCAAGTCGAAGGCCGCCATGACGGCGATCAAGGACACCGTGTACAAGGGGGTGAACCACGCACTGGACCCGACTCGCCGCAAGGTGATCTTCAACGGGACACCGTTCAACGTGGATGACATCCTGATCGAAGCCGTTGAGTCGGGTGCGTGGGACGTGAACGTCTGGCCGGTGTGCGAGCAGTTCCCCTGCACCAAGGAAGAGTTCGTCGGTGCCTGGGATGACCGCTTCAGTTATGAGTACGTGAGTGAGCAGTACGACATGGCCGTCAAGACCGGCAAGCTCTCGGCCTTCTACCAAGAGCTGATGCTGCGAATCACTTCGGCTGAAGAACGGCTGGTGCAGGATGAAGAGATTGGTTGGTATGACCGGGCCGAGTTGCTGAAGCACCCGGAACGTTACAACTTCTACATGACCACCGACTTCGCCACCTCGGCCAAGCAGACAGCGGACGACAGTGTGATTGCCGACTGGGCGTATAACGCCAACCGGGATTGGTTCTGGGTGGATGGCATTGCCGAGAAACAAACGATGGAAAAGACCATCGATACCCTGTTCGCTCATGTGCTGAAGTACAAACCGCAACAGGTGGGTATCGAAGTATCCGGCCAACAGGGTGCCTTTGTTACTTGGCTCCAAGGTGAACAGATGCGTCGGAACATCTGGTTCAACTTTGCCAGTGATCAGGCCGGGGGTGCCCCGGGTATTCGCCCAACCCAAGACAAACTGACCCGGTTCAACTTGGTTGTTCCTTGGTTCAAGATGCGAAAGATCTGGTTCCCTAAAGAGATGAAAGGCTCCAAGATTGTGGGAAAATACATGGAGCAGATTCGACTCGCTACTCAGTCCGGCCTGAAGGGTAAAGATGACTGCATCGACACCATCTCCCAACTTGCCTACCTGAAACCATGGGTTCCATCGGAAGCTGCACCAAAGACCGAGGAAGAGCTGAGCATGTGGGCTGACTCGCATGCAGCAGTAGAAACCAATCGGATTGACTCCTACATTGTTTGATCAGGGACTGACATGAAACTAAAAGACCTGTTTCGTAAACTGGCACTGGGCGAGTTGAATAACTTGGCCATGGCCACTGATGGGGTGATTAATCCCGCCTCCTACCCACGGGTGATCCAAGGAGCCAATGATGCCTTGCGAGATCTGTTCTCGCGTATGCCATTGTCGGAAAAGACTTTGCTGGTGCAGAGTCTGGATTGGAAAGCGGTTTACCCGCTGCGTAAGGAACATGCCTTCATGGATCCTTCGCCGTCCCTGAAGTACATCTTGGATACCCCGACCTACCCCTACACCGGTGACTTGATCCGGATTGTTGGGGTAACTAACGAAGTGGGTGACCCACTGCCACTGAATGACAGTCAGCAATGGGCCTCGGTGTTTACCCCACAGTTCGACACCTTGCAGTTGGATCACGTGGGTTACAGCCAAGTGTTCTCGGTTTCGTATCAGGCTTTGCACCCTGAGTTAAAAGAAACCACGGCGAACCCGGATGACTTCTTGGAACAAGACATCTTTATTCCTAGCATTCTGGAAGAACTGCTGCGAGTGAAGGTTGCCCATTGCATCTTCTCGGCGATGTCCGGGCAGGAGTACTCGACTAAGGCCCAAGTTCTAGAGGCCACATATGAAATGAAGTACACTGCCATCGACCAAAACAACCTTGTGGGGGACGCTGGTCTGAGCACCAATGTGAAACTCCACTTGCGTGGGTTTCCTTAACTTCATCAAAGGAATATATGATGAGCGGCAATCGCCCTATGACTGACTTCCCTCGTAACGAGGCAGGGTTGGTAGATAACTTTATCGGTACGGCATATGACGTTGTAAAGGGCGTCTATGATGCTTTGCCTGAGATCCGTGAACTACATGAGATCGTGGAAGAAATTCCCGGTATGGGTGTGGCAGCCGTTGAAGCTGCCATGGTCCCGGCTCGGGTGGAGATCCTTGGATATGTCGACCGGGCTGAAGATGCGGCTGAGGCAGCCGAGGCTGCTGCCAACGAAGCCAAGAAAGCCAACGTCATGTACCCGTTTACCTTCAACATTGCTCAAGCCGAATATGACGTAACCGTCATTGCTGGCCGCAGCGACGTGACCACTTCGGGTCTGGCCCTGTGGGTGGAAGGTGCCATCGAGTACGACTTCACCATCACCAGCCCAACCAAGTTCATCATCAACTCGATGCTGGATTACCCGAACGGGGCACAGATGGGGGTCATCCTCAATGCTCGCTTCGACAACATCATCAAGAACTTCGATGATCTGGCCGATGCGTTCACTGTTCAGTTCAACTCGGCACAAGCCGTGCGTGCCCTGGAGTTCACCGAGTTTCTGGAAGGCAGTGCTCTGGAAGTTCCGGTGCCCTACATCTCGGGTCTGACTATTACCCGTCCGACCCAGACCGTGAACTACTTGGGTGACGACTACCGGGTCAACCCGATCTACCTGCCGCTGACTACCACTACGTGGGAAGCTGATCTGCCGAAGATGGTGCTGATCGGTAACGACTCGCTGCGTGACGATCTGGCTCAGCCGGCTGGTGCCGGGGATGTTGGCTTCAGCATGGCGATCCCGTACCCACCGAGCACTCTTGGTTCCCGGGTACGCAACTTCACCAAGGGTTACTTCAACCCGTTGGACTACGGTGCGGTGGGTGATGGTGTCAACCCGGATGGGGCAGCTATTCAGTCCTGCATTAATGCCATGCCACCAGACAGTGTTCTCTGGCTGCCGGGCGACATGGTGTTCAACATCGCCGGTGGCGTAGCCATCACGGCTCGGGACATTCAGGTAACCGGTGGGGGTACGTTGAAGAACGGTCCACTGATCCTTAACCGTCCTGCCACTGACGGCGACATGCGTTGCGACATCAACCACATCATGTTCATCGGTACCGGCTATGTCAGCAACGGTATCGAACTGGTTGCCGGTCGCCGGGTCACAATCACCAACTGTGTGTTTGATGGTCTTAACGCTGCTGTCCTGCGTCGTTCGGATGCTGGTCAGGTGTTCCACAATGTGGCGATGGTGCGTATCACCAACAATGACATCAATACGGTGAACTACGGTCTGCGCGTACAGCACAATGCTGACGTCAACTCGTGGCAGTACACCAGCGACTGTGCCTTCGACAATAACCAGATCAACATTGCCCGGATCGGGCACATCGAAGTGGATGGCATCGACGGCATGCACATCAGCGGTAACGTGATGTTCATGGTCGGCTACACCTCTACCGACGTGGCCCTCAAAGCCATGAAGGGCAACAACATCAAGATCGGTCAATCCGATTGGGTGATCATCCAAGGCAACAACCTGTTCGAGGCTGGACTGGAATCGATCCTGCTGGACAAGGCCAAGCACTTCAGCATCATGAACAACCACTGTGCATGGCCGGGGCAACGTGCACCATCGGATGCTATTCGCCTGACCGGAACCAGTGAGCCGAACGGGGTCATTGCTGGCAACACCTTGTCCCGGTTTACCCGACATGGTGTGTCGGTGGAGACTGCTCTTGATACTGCGTTGGTTACCTTCATCAACGTGTTTGGTAACACCATCGAGTGGTCGGCTGCACCACCGTCGTACTATGGTGAAATCGATCTGTCGACCATTCCGCACTACACCGTGTATCAGCCAACCAATTCGCCAACGACTGTGCTAAACACGTTGAACGCTTCGATTGGTGGCTTGACTGCTGGCATCCGGGGCCGTCTGGTGGAAGGTTTGCGACTGGGGGCCAAAGGCTCTATTGGCGGTTCTCCGGCCATCAGCAAAAACGTAACGGCAGCCACGGGTATTGCCACCCTGTCTTCCGAGATGGGTTCGCTGCTCTCCACCAGTTATGCCGGCTTGTTGCAGGTAGAGGCCCGGGCTTCTCCGGGTACGGCTGGTTCCAACATGGCCAGTTACCTGCTGCACATCACCAAGCAACCTTCTGGTGCCGGGGTGATCTCGGTCATCTCGTCGCAGGGTCTGACTACTGGTGGTTCGGCCAACCACCCTTCGTTCACCTTCTCGATGGTGGGGGACGTGTTGACGGCTACTCCCGTTGGTTCGGCGAGTGGTGCTTTTGTGTTCTGGATCACGGCCATCGGTGGTATCGGGGTCTACGCATAACCCGATAAACAATCCCCCTCGTGATGAGGGGGCTTTCCACACTTAATGGACTATGAGGTATTTATGGCGATTGGTTTGATTACCAAGTTGGCGAAGGTGGTGCCTAACCTGCTTCGCTTGGGCACAAATGACGGAGCCAGTGAGATCGGTAGTCTGGTGGGGGTTAACCTTGCTTCGGCGAAGATCTCCGTGCTGAACATGGCAGCCATGTCTGTCTTGCCTCCCCCAACATTGCAGGCCGGTCGAACCATGGTGGTGTACATGGCCGGCTTCTATACGGTCGGCGACGGAGGTGAGGGTGACTGGTATTGGGAAGCCAACAACAACGAAGCTCCTGTTACCGGGATGATCATTGCTCCCCCAGGGCATGTCGGCCCCGGTCGTTGGAAGCGTTCCTACCAAGGTGACGTACTGCCCGAGTACTTCGGTGCGGTAGGTAACTTCGAGTGGACCACGCAACAGGGCACGGTGGACACCGTGGCTCTGCAAACAGCCCTGTGCTGGTGTAACCGTAAGGGTTCGATCCTCCGGCCTATGGCCGGCAAGAAATACCTGACCGATACCCTGTACCTGTACTACGACGCTGTGCTCAATCCGAACTGGCCGGGGCGTGCCGGTCGGGTCAGCATCATGGGGCATGCCAACGGCCACGCCACTGGTGCACTGGAGAATCCGGGTTCGGCCTTTGTTCACATCAATGGTGCAGCCCGTCCTTTGCTGGATCTGAAGGGTGTGTTTAGTGTCGAGCAACCGACGGGCATGGGGGGTTACTTCTCCCTGTGCAACTTCAACTTGGTGGGGGGTGATGCCACGACCAAGGTGCTGCGTCTCCAAGGCTCGCAGGGTTCGATCAAGCTGGAGAACTACACCGTCAAGGTGCAGAACCCGGCTGGCACTGGGGTCGAGGAATCGACCACGTGGGAAACCACCTGCATTAACGGCTTGGTTCGAGGTGGGGCTACAGGTCTGGGTACTTGGACCGGGGTGGGTCTGCACATCCGTTCGGATGGTACCGAAGGCCAGACCAACATGAAGGTGTACATCAACGTCGATTGCTACCGGATGGGTTATGGCATCCGTATCGGGCGTGGTACCACTCCGGTTGGAACCATGGGGCCACTGACCTTTATCGGAGGTCAGACTTCCAACTCGGACCAACACGGTTTGTGGCTGGAAGGTGGGGTGATCTCCTTCACCAGTATCGGGCTGCAACACGAAGGGGCACGCAAGAACGCCATTCGTATTGACCGGACACTGGAAGACGGCGTGACCCTCTCCAGCGACTTGCCCCGTTCGATCAAGATCACCAACACCTACATCACTGGGTGCGGGAACATCGAAGACGGCACGGTGGACAGCTACGCCATCTACATTGCCAACGGTGACGGTATCGAGTTGGATGGGCTGGTGTTCAACAACGCTGGTAACAGCATTGCCTTTGATGCCGGTAACGTCGACAACCTATTCATCCGTCGGCCAACGTGGCGAACGGTGCGTACCTACGGCTCGACTTCGGGCACTGGGATCAAGGCGTTCGGTACTCAGGATGCCGGGAAACGGATCTACCTCGAACACCCAACCTTCAACCAGAATCCCTTGGTTCAGCTTGAATCGGTGGCTGCTCAGGTGTTTGCTCGGGGTGATGTGGGTGGACGTCTGTCCTTCGCTACCAACTCGGCAGCACCAAGCATCTCGCTGGGTGGTCCTACTGGTTCGGAACCAGTGAGTCAGATGAACTTCAACTACAGCAGTGCTGTTACCCTGACCAACATCACGGGTGGCCGTATGTTCCAAACACTGGTGCTGACGTTCTCCAATACCAACGTGACCGTGCCGAATAACCGCAGCACGTTCTTTCTCAATGGTTCTGCATTCACTCCGGGTAACAGCAAGTCCATCTTGGTACTCTTCCATGACGGCACTGCTTGGAATGAAGTCAGCCGATCTCAGAACGTATAGGACATTGATATGACCAAGGTATACTTGCAGGATGGTAAGTTGTTGGCCGTAGGTGACTGGGTAAGTCTGGAACCAATTCCGGAAGATGCAGTTGAGGCCGATGTGGAACTGGCTGTAACGGCCCGGGGTTCGGTGGTCTTGGCCACGGATTACGAAGCCCTGCGTTACGACGAATACCCACCAATCCGGGACCAACTGGATGCCATCTGGAAAGGTGGCGAACACGCTACCGAGATGGCTGCCTTGGTTCTGGCCATCAAAGAAAAGTACCCTAAGCAATAGGGAGATAGCTAAGCCCACTCCAGCAGTGGGCTTTCTCACAGGACAAAATTAAGAGGTACTTATGTCGATTGGTGTACTGACTAAGTTGGTCAAACATGTGCCAGAGTTGCTGGCCTTGTTTGTAGAAGGTGATGCCGGGATCGGCATCGGCTCGATTCCCCAAGCCAGCATCGTGGTCAACACATTGACCGAGGCCATGGCCCTGCCTAACTGGAAACTGGGCAAGATTTTTGAGACTCGTGGTTATGATCAACTCAACGACGGGGGCGGTAACACCTACGAGGTGGTGACCAACTTCGTTGGCACTGTCGATGGTGGTCGTTATGTGCAGGGGCTGGGCGTGCGGTTCCGGGCTCTGTTCCCTGGTGATGTGGCCGTGCCTGAGCAGTTCGGAGCCAAGGGTAACAATGCCACCGAGGCAGCCACTGCCATGGGCAACTGGCTGGATGCCTGCCTGACCTTGAACCTGAAGGGCAAAGCCCATCCGGGTTCCAAGTACCGGATCAGTTCGACGATCAGCCGGATCCTCACTTCGGGGCAGGTACTGGACTTGGACTTTGCTGGTTCGGAGTTGTGGCAGGGGGGTAACAACCTCGTGCTCGACCTGAAGAACTCGGCAGTGGCTGATCCCGTGGTTACCACGTCGGTGACACAGGAATCGGTGAACTTGGGTGACGGCTCGACCAACACGCAGGTTATGCTGATTCAGGCAGCCGGGCACCCGTATACCCAGCCGGGCCAGATCGGCAAGATCTTCAGTTCGGACTTGGCTCCGGATTCGGATGGGGCCAACCAGTTCATCGGCGAGTACTTCGTCGTGGGTTCGGTGATCTCGCCGTCGTCGTTTACCACGACCGGGATCTTTGAAGAGAACTACGTGACCAACCCGAAGGTGGTCCTGCCCTCCAATGCCGAGCTGCGGATCAAGAACCTGACCGGTCGTTCGACCATTGCCGACGGCACCACGGCCAGCTTCATCAACGTCACCGGCTTCAATGATCCTGAGCTGAGTAACATGGACTGCGAGGACATCAATGCGGTGTTCCTCAATCTGGTTGGCAACTACAAGGCCAAGTTCCGGGATGGTGTAGGGTCGAAGCTGGAGAACCGTCCGGACTTGGGCAAGTACGGTTACTACGTCAATGACGGGGGTGGCTTCTACACCGAGGTGTCGGGTATCCAGTGCACGCATGCTCGGCATGCCTACACCACCTCCAGTTCCACCAGCACGGTGGCCGGTGACAACCTGTGGTACCTGAAAGGTCGGACCCTTGGTTCGGTGGTCCGGGATTCGTCGGGGCAAGGTTGTGCCAACGCCTTCGACACCCACTCGCCGGCCAAGGGCATCCAGTTCATCAACTGCGTCACCAGTGACGATTACCGGGGCAATGCCACCGGTGGGGCCGGGATTCAACTGCGAGGCAACGGCTGCTCGATCATCGACTGTGACGTCTCGGGGTCCAAGATCGGGATTGCCATTTCCGGGGCGAGCAAGACTTCGGCGTCCAAGACGGTGATCCGTGGGCTGAAGTACCGCAAGCCGTCGATTGGCCACCTGCCGATCTCGGTCAATGGCAGCACCAGTTACCCGACCACGGTGTATCTGGAAGGTGGTGTGCTGGAGAGTCGTAACGGGGTGGTGATGACCATCGTCAATGCCGAGGTGTTCGCCCGTAACGTCATGGCCACGGTCGCTCCACCGAACAACGGTACGTTCTTGGTCAGCCTGGGGGATAACGCCAGCATCAAGTGGCACGGTGGCAACTTGGACATCCAGTCCGGTACCGGCTTTGCCGTGGTGAGCCATGAGGCCACCAACACCAAGTCGTACTTCGACGGGCTGGACATTACCGGGGCACTGGATCGCATCAGTTACTTCGCCACCAGTGCGGCCCAGTATGCAATCGAGAGCCGGTTCAAGAACATCCAGATGGATGCAGCTTTGGCCGGTATTCCTTTTGTGGGTACGGAAGCAACAGCCCCGAAAGTGTCGGCTGAATACACCGTCGGGTTTAACGGCAAGCCACTGGCGTACCGGGGTTCGACTTATGGCAGTGCCGGGGCACAGACACTGGATCTTCAGTTTGCCGGTGACCAGTCGGTGTACTGGCGAGTAACGGCGTCTGTTGCCGGTGTATCGATTAACACTGTGTCGCGTGGAGCATTCCCGGGACAACGTTTAATCATCGGCAACCACACTTCGTCGGTCAGTACCCTGTCGATCTCCAACAACTCCGGTGGTTTGTTGATCTTGGGTACGGGTGCTGTACTGGATCCGGGTGAAGGCCTATGTCTGGTTTGGGACGGTTCGAACTGGCGTTCGGCAGCTCAGCACTTCTAAGTGACCCTAACTAAGAAGCCCACTTCGGTGGGTTTTCTTTTGTCTGTTATCTCAGGTCAGGCAACTTGCCATTAGTCAAGCGGATCCAATTGGGTAATAATTGCCCGCACCAACACACACGCAGGAAGCACACAACATGGGCGAAGCAGTTGAGGTACAGATGGCCCGACTTGAAGAGCGTTTGCGAGTCATCGTTGATGACCTTGCACTTGCACGGGACAGTCGCAAACAACAATACGAAATCCAAGAAAAACTGGGTCGTTCACTGGTGTCTATCGAGAATCGTCTCGAAAATGTAGAAACCAGTTTGGCACGGGCCACTCCGACTATTGATGAGTTCTTGATTATCAAGCACAAGGTCGTGGGGGCTGGCGTGCTGGGAAAGTGGTTATGGGCTGCGGGCGGCAGCTTAATTGGTCTGGTGTTTGCCAGTCGTGAAGCGATTCTGGGATGGTTGAGCAAATGATTAAACCCATTGAGAACTGGAAAGACAGTTGGAAGTTTTCCTCGGTTCAACTGAGTGCTGTTGGTTTTACCGTCATGGGGATGGTTGAAGCCGTCAACCAAACATGGATTACCCTGCCTCCACACATGCAGGCACTGGTGCCCATGGCTCCGGTAATAAGCTGGGGATTGTTCGGTATCACTCTGGTGAGTCGTCTTTTCACACTTTCGAGGAAAACGGATGAGCACGCCGACTCTTAAAAAAGCCGGCCTTCCTGCAACAGTGGCTGCCGTCGTGGCGGCCATTTTTGCTGTAGAGGGTGGGTTTACCTTGGATCAAACTGATCGGGGTAACTGGACTTCGGGGGTGGTGGGACAGGGTGAACTGAAGGGCACCAACCATGGTATCAGTGCCATGGCTTATCCCACACTGGACATCAAGAACCTGACACAGGAAGAGGCCACCAACATCTATATCCGGGACTACATCAGTAAACCGGGCTATGGTGACTTGATTACTCTATCCCCGGCAGTAGGCCAGAAAGTTGTGGATGCCGGAGTCAATGCCGGAACCAGTCGATCTTCCCGTTGGTTCCAGCAGTCGATGAACTCGTTGTCTCGGGGTGGAGTTGATTTCCCTCAAATTAATGTCGATGGTAAGATCGGACCGGGATCGATCAAGTCCTTCGAAGCTCTTCGGCGTATTCGGGGAAATGTCCGGGCTTGTGAACTGACCCTTAAATTGCTGGATGCTCAGCAAGCCATTCACTACACCAGCCTGTCGAACTTTCCCCAGTATGTACCGGGGTGGATCGATCACCGTATTGGCAACGTGCCCCTGTCCAAGTGCCAAGAGGATAAATAATGACCAAGCTATTGATAGCTGTTGTACTGGCCGGGCTCGTTGCGTCTACCTATGTGTTCACCTACAAGTACGGGGAACACGACGGTGTACTGGATACAACCAAGGCATGGGATGCCGAGAACGACTCTCGGGATGAGGCATACCGTAAACTGGAAAAAGAAAATGCTGCCCTACAGTCAGCCCACACGGCCAAACAAAATGAACTGGAGAAACAGCTCGATGAAGCCTCTGCGAATTACGCCTCTTCTTTGCAGCTTGTGCATAATGAGTTTGCTACCCGGCTGCTCAGCAGTGAAACCCGAGCGGGAGTTTATCAGCGTCAAGCCCGAGGCTCAGCCACTGAACAAGAACGTCTTGCACGGCATGCAGCCGAACTCGACCGAAGTCTTGAAGAAGGCCGAGCTTTGGTACGAGAACTCGGGGAAACTGTTAAACAGCGTGACCGAGTGATCTACACCCTCGGTCAAGTAATACTCAACGACCGCACCCTGCTGACTGGAGAAACAAATGGCTATTGAGCCCCAAGTAGATGGGCAACTCCTGCCGAAGCTAACGGACTGGCCTAAAGAGCCCGACCTGCGTTCGCTGAAGTTGGACTTTGAAAATGCCCAGCAACACCATTCTGGCCAGATGGCCAAGATTGATCGTTGGGCACGTTTGATGAAAGGCACCGGCATTCCCAAGGTGAAGGGCCGGTCTTCGGTACAACCGAAGCTGATCCAGCAACAAGCTGAATGGCGATACTCGGCCCTGAGTGAGCCTTTCCTTGGCTCCAACAAGATTGCCAAAGTCACCCCGGTGTCCTTTGAAGACACGGCAGGGGCTAAACAGAATGAGCTGCTGCTGAACTGGCAATTCCGGACCAAGCTCAATCGAGTCAAGCTGATCGATGACTTCGTGCGGACTGTGGTCGACGAAGGCACCTGTGTCTTGCGGACTGGCTGGACTCGGCACACCATCTCGATCATGGTTGACCAGCCGGTGTACGAGCACTATGCCCTGGCTGATGAAGAACAACTGACTGCGTTCCAGCAGGCCTACCAGTTGAGCCAAGAGGATCCTCGCACCTACGACATGCAGGTTGCTCCGGAGATCAAGGCTGCCATCGACTACTACAACGAGACGGGTGAGCCGACGTTTGCAGTATTGGTAGGTACACAGAAGGTGCCATCGGAACGGGTACTGGAAAACAAGCCAGTGGTGGACATCCTCAATCCCCGTAACGTGGTGATCGATCCGTCCTGCTTGGGTGATGTGGATAAGGCCACCTTTGCCGTGGTCAGTTTCGAAACCAACAAGGCTGAGTTGCTCAAGGCCGGCAAACGCTACAAGAACTTGGAGCACGTGAACTGGGAAGGCAACACCCCGGTGGCCAGTAACGACTATGCCACCTCCACCCCGGACACCTTCAACTTTGCCGATGCCATGCGTAA